ACCATTAAATCCTAGACAAGGAGTTATATACCGTTGGATGCCAGCTAATTACTTCCCAGGGCAAAACTTCGTTAGTCAAACTTACATTACGGGAATTATTGACAAAGCTAGAACAGTAACTCTACTTGCAATGACAACTCACGGATGTATTAGTATAGACTCAGCAGAAGTGAATCCTAAATCATGCTGTCAGTTTGCAGTACCAAGCGCATTCACACCTAACGGAGATGGTCGCAATGACTTATTCAGACCAATAGGTGGAAGATTCAAAATACAACAATTTACTGTGTTCAACCGTTGGGGAGAAGAAGTTTATATTTATAGGGCATCAACGCTTAAAGGTTGGGACGGAACTTACAAAGGATATCCGCAAGAGTTAGGAGTGTATTATTGGGTAGTGTTATACGAATGTGAAGGAGTAGAACACATAGAGAAAGGAGACGTGACGTTAATTAGATAATATTTATAACTATCATGATAAAATTAAAAGACATACTTAAAACGATACTGAAAGAAACTCACGAAGATCATTCTAATCCAGAGTTTGATGCAGATCCTATGGGATATATTCTCAAGAAGTACAAAAGATTACATGCAAATCTTACTTCGCTTATGGGAGAAAACTTTGAGGAGTATCTTGCTGGGGTATTTATCATGTCAGGAAAGCCAACAACTTTCAAAGTACTTCTTAAAAACGGTCAGTATTTCTATATGACATTCATGGGTAAAGCATATGAAGCCACTGTTTTAGGAAAGAGATATTATCTTATGAATCTAGGTGAAATACAAAGATCTACAATGGCGATTAATAGACTTCAAAGATTAGGCGCAAAACCAAACGCAGAAGGCCCAGGAGAAGAATCAGGTTCTAGATCAGAGGAACTTCCAACAGAAAAAGAAGAACCAGCATCAGAGCCAGAAGAGACAACATAACTCAAAACATACATTTTATAGAGTCGAGTAAATAGGTTATAATGTTACTAAAGGATCTATAAGTATAATCGTTCAATTACGATATATTTATAAACAAAAGTTTTATGTCTCAGCCAAAAATACAATCGGCAGCAATAAAGGATAAGATACGCGAAGAATTCATGAAATGTGCCACAGATCCGGTGTATTTCATGAGGAAGTATTATATGATTCAGCATCCTCAAAAAGGCAGGATGTTGTTCAATTTATATCCTTTCCAGGAATCAGTATTAAAAGTATTCACTGGAGATAAGAACGTAATAATAAACAAATCAAGGCAGTTAGGAATATCAACATTAGTATCAGCGTATGCTTTATGGTTGATGGTATTTCATAAGGATAAAAACGTACTTGTAATCGCAACAAAGCAGGAGACTGCAAAGAACATGGTTACAAAAGTACGGTTTGCTTATGACAATCTTCCTACGTGGTTAAAGATAGGCACAACTGAAGATAACCGTTTGAGTCTAAGGCTTACAAATGGTTCTCAGATCAAAGCAGTATCAGGAGCAAGTGACTCTGCCCGTTCTGAAGCGGTATCTCTGCTTGCAATGGACGAGGCCGCCTTTATTGATAATGCTGAAGAACTTTTTGGTTCTGCACAGCAAACTTTGGCAACTGGTGGTAAATGTATTGCCCTATCGACTCCAAATGGTGTTGGTAACTGGTTCCACAAGTCATACACAAAAGCGCAGAAGAAAGAAAACAGCTTTGTTCCAGTATCTCTTCCTTGGACAGTACACCCTGAAAGAAATCAGACTTGGAGAGATAAACAGGATCAGGACCTAGGAATAAGGATGGCAGCACAGGAATGTGATTGTGACTTCTCAAGCTCAGGTAATACTGTAATCATTCCAGATATCTTAACATGGTATGAGGACAATTCAGTCGTAGAACCACTAGAGAGAAGAGGTCTTGATAAAGCAATGTGGATCTGGGAGTACCCAAGCCCGATGAAGACGTATCTACTATGCGCAGACGTTGCTAGAGGAGATGGAGCTGACTACTCCGCATTCCATATCATAGACGTAGATACACTGACCCAGGTAGCAGAATATCAGTCCCAGTGTGATACCAGAGAGTTTGCCAAGACAATATTAGCGGCAGCATTTGAATACAATAACGCCCTAGTCGCTGTGGAGAATGCAAACATAGGCTGGGATGTTCTACAGTCATTAATAGAAAGTGGATATCAAAACCTACACTACTCACATAGAACAGACTTTAGTTTAGATCAAGAAAAAAGACTTGAAAGATACGGAGCAACAGATTCTCTAGTTCCAGGATTTACAATGTCAAGTGCATCTAGACCATTGATAGTTGAAAGGATGAGAGACTTTATAGAGACAAAGCAAGTAAAGATTAGATCTATAAGGCTTTTAGAGGAATTGAGGGTATTCATATGGAAAAACAGTAAAGCTCAAGCAATGCAAGGGTATAATGACGACCTTGTAATGTCTTTTGCGATATCTATGTATATGAGAGACTCTTCGATCAGGTTTAGAAGAACTGCAGAGAGTTTAACATACGCAGCATTAAATAGCATAAAAAAAGCTGGAGACGCTCCGGTATACAATACAACGAATTTCATTAATCACAATCCTTGGCAAATGGAAGTGGGTTCCAATAACGGAAGCACTATAGAAGATTTGTCTTGGTTAATATAATACAAAATGGCAGAAGTACAACAGAATTTATTTTCCACACTACGTAGACTATTTAGCACAGACGTTATTATAAGAAACGCTGGTGGTACTACACTTCAGGTGATGGATACTGATAATGTCCAAGCAAATGGTGTTATTCAGACTAACTCACTGATCGATAGGTTCCACAAAGTTTATACAACCTCTACAGCATACGGGGTTAACTTAAACCTTGCAATGAACTACCAATCAGCAAGGGTTCAGATATATGCTGACTATGATGCGATGGACACAGATGCTATTGTGGCTTCTGCGCTTGATATTATAGCAGATGAGTGTACGCTAAAAAACGAACAGGGTCAAGTACTTACGATCAGATCTTCAGATGAGAACATTCAAAAATTGCTTGAGAACCTATTCTACTCGGTGCTAAATATCGAATTCAATCTTTGGTCTTGGATAAGAAATATGTGCAAGTACGGAGACTTCTATCTAAAGATGGAGATCTCAGAAAAATATGGAGTATATAATGTAATCCCATTCTCAGCTTATAACATAGTTCGTCAAGAGGGTTACAATCCAAATAATCCAAATGAGGTAAGATTTAAGTTCGATCCTAACGCTGCTCTATCTTCCACTTCAGGATATACTTCAGCTTTCAATAACCAAGACCCAGGCGTATGGTTTGACAATTATGAAATGGCGCATTTTAGGCTCATTGGGGACGTTAATTATCTCCCTTATGGTAGATCATATCTAGAACCTGCAAGAAAGCTATTTAAGCAATATACGCTGATCGAGGACGCAATGTTGATTCATAGGATAACACGTGCCCCAGAAAGAAGGATATTCTACACAAACGTTGGAGCAATTCCACCAAATGAAGTAGAAAACTACGTTCAGAGGATGATCAATAAGATGAAGAAGACTCCACTGATCGATCCACAAACCGGCCAATATAATCTAAAATATAATCAACAGAATCTCTTAGAGGACTTCATCGTTCCAGTAAGAGGTAATGATCAGAGCACTAGAATTGACACAGCAAAAGGTCTTGAGTACAATGCGATAGAGGATGTGGTCTATTTCAGAGAAAAGCTATTTGCTGCGCTGAAGATACCAAAAGCATTCATGGGATACGAAAAGGATCTCACAGGTAAAGCTACATTGGCCGCAGAAGACATCAGGTTTGCTCGAACGGTAGAAAGATTGCAAAGGATCATAGTATCAGAGCTTAAGAAGATAGCGTTGGTTCACCTGTATGCAAACGGATATACTGATGAGGGCATGGCAAACTTCACGCTGAGCCTTACAAACCCTTCTATCATATACGATCAGGAGAGGATTGCGATGTTCAAAGAGAAGATTGATCTAGCAGCACAAGCAGTTGAAGGTGCAATACTTCCAAAAGAATACGTGTGGGAAAACATCTTCCATCTTTCTCCAGATTCATTCGGTGAGCTCGAAGATATGATAGTACAGGATCAAAAGAATAAATTCAGATACGACCAGATAGAGACAGAAGGAAATGATCCACTTGAATCTGGAACTGCGTTTGGAACTCCTTCTCAGATAGCTGGACTATACGGAGGCAAGGAAGTGCTAGATGTGCCACCAGGATATAATGAGAAGAATCCAAATGAACCAGTAAAGATGCCAGGAAGACCAGAGAAATATAAGTCTATCATCGGCACAGACAAAAGCGCCTTTGGCAGAGATCCTATAGGCAGAAAAGGGGCAACATCAAATATAGAGCGTGGAGAAGATAAAGTAGAATATAAAGGAGGACCATTAAGCTTTGAGAGTACGATGGCAGTTTATCTACAGAATAAAGAAGGTTTATCGAAGATGTTTGGAGCAAAGAAAGTAACACTATTTGAGAACAAGACTGAGACTGGTGGACTATTAGACGAAACAAACATTAAAGACGATTTAGTCGAGGGATAATTACATATATTTATAGGTAGAACTGATTCAATTCATGGCATCATTCAAACATTCAAAATATCGAAATTCTGGCATACTGTTCGAGTTACTGGTTAGACAAACTACGGCCGATCTTATAGCCAATAGAGACTCTAAAGCGGTGAAGATACTGAAGAAGTATTATACAAACACAGAGCTTGGCAAGGAGTACGCTTTATATAACAATGTAATAACAAGTCCAAAGTTATCAGAGTCAAAGGCAGAGATGCTGATATCGACTATTATAGAGCAATACAAGAAGCTAAATAAGGAATCCATACAGAAGCTTAAATACAACCTCATAAAGGAGATCAAAGCAAGCTACGACATAGACGAATTCTTCAAAGCCAAGGTAAACAATTACAAGACTT